ATGATGACCTGGGTGCCTTCACGGATTTCGCTGCCGCAATTGGCCGGCGCGTGGCGGATTTCGAGAATGCCACCGCCTATGCACTGCTCAATCAGGCCAATGGCGATGGCCCGACACTGACGAACGGCCCGGCTGCAGTGTTCGGCACTGCTGCTGCCCGGTTGAATAAGGCGGCGGCGGGCAGTGCGCTGGACATCAACAACCTCGCTGCCGGTCGCGCTGCGATCCTGCGGCAAAAGACGCTGGATGGCCTGCCGATTTCCGTCGGCAATGCCATGAAGCTGCTGGTCGGCCCGAGCCTGGAATTGCCCGCGCGGCAATTGACGGTGAGTGTCGGTGCCACGCAAATCAGCCACGCCAATATCTATGCTGGCTTTGTCCAACCGCTGGTCGAACCGCTGATCCCGAATAATCGCTGGTACCTGTTTGCCGATCCGCCGACCGCGCCAGTCTATGTCTATGGCTATCTGAACGGTGCCGAGGGACCGCAAGTCACCACTGGTCCGGTCTCGGGCGTTGATGGTGTCGAAGTCAGCGTGATCTTCGACTTTGGCGTCGGCGCCATTGATTGGCGCGGGGCCTGGTTCAATCCGGGCGCCTGATCGCTCTCACCCTTTTTCATCATCGCAACCGCGCAACGGGCGTCCTTCGGGGCGCCTGTTGCGTTTCAGGAGGGTTCTTCCCATGCGTAACTTCATCCAGCCGGGCAATAGCCTGGCGATTGCCGTGCCCTATGCGACCGGGGTTTCCGCCGGCCAGGGCGTCCTGGTCGGTGCGCTATTCGGCGTCGCCGCCGTGGATGGCGTGCAGAACGCCATGATCGAGGCCGGGACCACGGGCGTGTTCGACCTTACCAAGGAACCGGCGCTGGCCATCGGTGCCGGTGCGCGGGTGTTCTGGGACAATACCAACCGGCGCATCACCGCGACCGCCGCTGGAAATTTCCAGGTGGGCATCTCCACCCAGGCCGCGCTTGCCGCCGATAGCACGGTGCGCGTCTGGCTCAACCGCGTTCCGGCGGCGGGGGCGTGAACATGACGAACATGCTGGCGCGTGACCATGAACGCCTGCAAGGCGTGCATCCCCATCTGGTGCGTGTGGTAATCGAGGCACGTAAGGCCGCACCCTTCATCGTGCTGGAGGGACTGCGCTCCCGTGAAAGGCAAGCCAAGCTTGTCGCACTCGGTGCCTCACGCACTATGAACAGTCGGCACCTGACGGGCCATGCGGTTGATCTCGGCTATTGGCTCGATGATGGCGATGGCGTGCCGGAGAATGGCGAGATCCGTTGGGACTGGCCTTTGTACGCGCAACTGGCCAGCGCCGTGAAAGCCGCCGCGCAGAAATTTGGTGTCCCCATTACCTGGGGTGGTGATTGGGCGAGCTTCCCCGATGGCCCGCATTTCGAATTGGATCGGGGGAAATACCCATGATCGGCGCATTGCTGCCCGCGCTGGTGCCGATCCTGGGGGATGCGCTGAAACGCCTATTCCCGGATCCGGAGGCTCGCCAGAAGGCCGAGGCGGAACTGAATGCCGCCCTTCTCGCGCGCGCCGGTGAATTGGAAAAGGCCGCCAGCGATATCATCAAGACCGAGGCCCAATCGGAACATTGGCTCGCTGCCTGCTGGCGTCCGCTGATGATGATCACCTTTGGCATCTTGATCGTACTGCGCTGGCTCGGCTGGTCCGCGCCGGGGATCAGTGAGGCCGAGGCGCTCAAGCTCTGGAACATCGTTGAGATCGGCCTTGGTGGTTACGTCATTGGCCGTTCCGCCGAAAAGACGCTGCCGCGCATTGTCGAGGTGCTGAAACGATGAGCGCCTTTGATGGGGCGATGGCCACGCTGCTCGCGGATCCCAACATGGCTGTCGCCGCAGAATGGCGCGCGGCGACGGGCGGTCCCTGGCAGCCCTTGCGCGTGATGCTCACCACTGCCGCGCAGGAAATCGGCGCCATTGGCGCGCGCGGGGTGGCGCTGGAGGCGGTGCTGCGTGTCGCGGACATCTCGCCCGACACACCACGGCGGGGGGATTTGTTGCGGCGTCTCTCCCCACCCGAGACTTGGCGCATTGAGGAGGTGGAGCCCGATGCGCTTGGCCTGTCCTTGCGCCTGACACTGGCGCGCGCGCCATGAGTGGCACACTTCCACTGCGCGAAGCCGCGCTGGCCGCCATTGCGGAACGCATCATCAGCGGCCTGCCAGATGTGGCGCTGGACCGCGCGCGCCGTGCGCCTGTGGATGTCGAGGCTGAGACCCTGCCGCGCCTCGTGCTGCGCGGTGAGGAGATCGAGGCCGACGATACCGAGGAACCGGGCCGCACGCATTATCGCATCGGCTTTGTGGTTTCCGGTTTTGCGGCGGCAGCGAGTGACCTTGCCGCCGAACAGGCGCTGTCCACGCTTCATGCGCGCCTGGTCTCCCTGCTCGCCGGCTGGACGCCCGCCGCGCCCGGCCTTGGCGATGTTGTCGAACAGGGCGCGGAGTTCCGCATGTATGACACTGAGGAATCCGCCCTTCCTGCCGGGGAATTCCTCGCCCGCTTCAGCATCCTCGCCATCGGACCCAATGGCGGCCCCTGGTCTGCCTGACCGCAATCCTTCCCCTCCCATCCCGAAAGGAACCGCGACATGAGCCTCGATCTCGTGCGCATGCGCTTTGCCGCCGTGGCAGCGAAAATCGAAACCACCCCTGGGTTGGACGCCATTGGCGGCACGCCCGCCAATGTCGATTGGCTTGCCGCCGACTGCGAGATCGATTTTGATCCGATCACGGTGGAGAATAACGAGCTCACCGCCTCGCTCGATCGCTCGCCTGCCATTGTCGGCGGCTTGCGCCCGCGTATTCGGTTGCGTGTGCCATTGCGCGGTTCCGGCACGCCAGCGACGCCGCCGGAATGGGGCAAGCTGCTGCGTTGCTGCACCATGGCCGAAGGCATCACCAACGCGGCCATCGGCGCGCCCACCGCCGCCGCAAGCGGCACCACGACCAACCTGACGCTGGCCACACCCTTCGCTGCCACCGCGCAGCTTTATCGCGGCATGCCGCTTTTGCTTTCCGGCGATCGCAGCCTGGTCAGCGGTATCGTTGATTACACTGCCGCGCGTGTGGCGACCCTTGGCGAGACCATGGCCACACCTGGCGCGGTCGCGACGCTGGCGCAGATCCCAGCCAATGTTCTCTACAGCCCGACCTCGGACGAGGCGATCTATCGAACCGCCACGCTTTATTTCTATGCCGATGGCCTGCGCTGGCGCTTTACCGGTGCGGTTGGCAGTTGGAGCCTGGAGCTTTCCACGGGAGGCATCGGCTTTCTGGTTTTCGACCTGCGCGCGCAACTGCTCGACAAATCGGCGGCCGCGCTGCCAACCGGGTGGAACAACGTCATTCGCCCGACACCGCCGCGTTTTGTGAATGGTCGCTGCCAATTGAACCAGCAATTGGCTCGTGCGCGGCGCCTGACGCTGGATGCCGGCGTCAATGTCATCCTGCCCGACAATCCCGAGGCGGCCGAGGGCTATGATCCAGCCGTGCCGACCGAGCGTGATGCGCGCGGCGCCATTGATCCCTTGATGAGCACCACTACCGCCGTTGCGCTGTTCAACGCCTTTCGCTTGGGCTCGGCGATGCCCTTGATGGCGATCCTGGGGGCCAATCCGGGCAATCGCTTTTGCGTCATTGCGCCGGCAGCCAAAGCCACCGCCATGCGGCCCGGGCAGCGCGACGGGCTCGGGCAATTCGACATTGGCTTTCAACTGGATGGCGCGGATTGCCCGCTATTCCTGGCGCAGTTCTGAGGAGCATGAAAATGAGCGTTATCTTTTCCCGCCGCGATGCGGAATGGTTCTCACCATCCCATGCACCAGAGCGGCGCTACCTGATTGCGCCGCTGACCTTCCGCGAGCGTCAGGCCTTTCGCGCCGATCTTGCGCGCGATGGCGGGATCTATCCGCCGCAAGCGCAGATGCTGGAAGCGCTGCGCCTGGCCATCACCGAAGCCGCGCCTGGCAATGCCGAGGAACTTGCGGTCGCCATTGCGCGCGCCGAGGCTGAGCCGGACGATGCGGAAGCGCAGGCGCCGCTTGCGATGATCGAGGCGGCCTGTGCTGCCATTCCAAGCTATGCTGGGCTGCTGGCAGCGCGGCAGCGTTACATCGGCATGCTGCCTTGGGTGGCGGCGCGTCATGCGTTGCGTGGCTGGGAGGGTGCCGACCTGCCGCCCTTCAAGCGCGATCGCGGCCTTGTCTCTGAGGCATTGATGGATGCTCTGCCGCAGGAGGATATTGAGCCGATCGGCTGGCGCGCGAGTGCCTTGATGCAGCCGGGTCGGGATGCGGAAAAAAACTCCGTGGCGCCCTCGCCATCGCCCGCGAGCCAAGCGCCTATGACGGCGGACTGAGACCCGCCGAGGGTGGCGATTGGCTGGTGGGCGGCGATACCTGGGCGGAGAACCCGCGCTTGGTGATTACCGAGCCCTGGCATGGCTTTGTGCGGCTTTGGGCCGCGTGTCGCGGCGGCATGGGCGGCATTGCGCATTGGCCAGATGCGGGCGGCGTGAATGACCAAGCCGCCTGGGTCGTGGATGGGTTTGCGGTGCTGGCAGGCGCGGAGGCGGTGATGGAGGGGGAGAGGCGGGAGTTTTCGCGTGGCTGAGTAAGATGCCGTAATGCCGGAAAAGCAGACGAAAAATTCTAGACGAAGGCCTCTTAACTGCTAACCTATTGGATCAAACAGATTGGACAGACCAATTGGGATACTCAGATCGTTTTCTCAACGTGCTTGGTAGATGGCAAAGGGGTTGGAAGCAAGACCCCGTGCTGCGAGGCGAGATTGCGTCGAATTTGCTGAATGAAGTCGCCCAGCTGCCGGACTATGTTCGAAAACACGACGGAACTCCACTTTTTCGTAAGAGAAATTTATATCGCAGTAAGGACATGCGTGAGCTTTATCCATTGTTTGTAGATGGGTGCCTGGACGAAGGCAGCCCCACTAGCTGGAGTATGAGCGAGGGTTTTGCCGAGAAGTTCGGGAGGGTCTTCGATGATTCGGACCCTAACTCAGTTGCCGGCGCTATCTTCCGCCACACTCCTACTAACAAAGAGGTGATCCTTAGCATCCCGATGCTATGGCAAGATAAAGTCTTTGTGGAAGCCGCTGAATCCTACCGTAAAAGGAAAGGTAAGGAAGCCGAGGCAATTTTCTTTTTTCGCGATGAACGAGACCAATTCGAAGTAATCTTGCGAGCACCTCTTCGAGTTGATGAAATTTACCGGCTGGGACGTCCAACGACTTACGAAAATTTATATGCTGCGGCAGGATCTCAAACTGATGAGGCAAAGGCTGCTTTAGATAGACAGCTTTCTTCAAACGGCATTGATCCATTAGAAGGAAGATATTTATCGCCAGAAGGCACTTGCCGTGTCGTGGGCAGAGTGATTGAGATACAGAAAGCTAAGATCGAATCTTGGATAAAAAAGCGCACTCCTTCAAGACCACATAAGCGCAGAGCTCGCCTCTATGACGCCTTTCTTCTTGGACAGACTGAAGCCGGACCTCAAGCTCGCTTCATGGGTTGGCGCCGTCTCCGTGGACGTGGCGGGCTGATGGAAGGACGGTGGTCGAACGGAACAGTAGTCTATCACGGCTTATTCGGCCAAACTTGGTTGAGATGACTCCACGCGAGTCGGATAACTGAAGGATCGCTTAGCGTCGAATGTAGCCGACGTCGCGGTGAGCGCACTGCCGTATGCCGTACAGCGATATTGTCCCACATGCCCCTCCTCCTCGCCACCATCCGCGGCGACCTCCGTGCTGCCATGGAGGCCGAGATCCGCGACGTCGCGCGCGCCATGCGTCGTGGCGTGGAACGCGCCGGGCGGGAAGTACAGGCGGAACTCCGCGCCCAGGCGCGTGGTGCGGATTTCTCCGATAAGGGCCGTGCGCTCGCCAATAGCTGGCGCCTGAAACTCTACCCGCCGCCTGGCGCCGCACCGCGTAGCTTTCGCCCAGCCGCACTGGTCTATTCCAATGCGCCAAAGCTGGTGGAGGCCTTCGACAAGGGCCTGCCCATTACCGCCAAGGGCGGGCGCTACCTTGCCTTCCCAACCGGCTACAACGCCACGCGTGGCCGGCGTGGTGCCTCATCGCGTGGTGGGCTGCGCGTCACCCCCGCCGACATGAAGGCCGCGCGTGGCGAGGCTTTCATCATCCGCTCCAAATCCAACCCAGCAGTGCGGCTGTGGTGTCTCCGCGTGCGCGGTGCCTCCGGCCTCAGCAAGCGGCGGCGCTTGCGGCTGTTCGCCGGCGCGAATGTCGAAGTGCTCACCGGGCATCGGCGCGGCCAGCAGCGCCTCGCGCGCGCCACTCTCGCCCAGGGGTTTGTCCCGATGTTCTTTCTCATGCGCCAGGTCAGGCTTGCAAAGCGGCTCGATGTCGCTGGCGTGCGCCGCCGTGCGGGGAATGTGCTGGCGCGTGCCATCGTCGCTGAATTGGTGCGCGACACATGAGCGGCGCGGCACGCACCATCGCCATCCGGCTCTCGGCTGAGAATGCCGAGACCGTGCGCCGCTCGCTCGAAAAGCTTGGCGCCGACGGCAAGAAGGCGCTGGAGCAGATTGATAGCGCCAGCGCCAGGGCGCAGCCCGCCATGCGGGGCTTGGCCTCGGCGTCTGATGCAGCGGTGCGCAGCTTTGGGGCACTCGGCAATAGCCTGGGAAGCACCGGCAGTGCCTTTGTCAGTGTCGCAGGCCGTGCCGGTGGTGCGGCGGCAGCGATTGCAGCGGTGGCCGTAGGCGCGGCGGCGGCGGGCAGTGCCATTGCGCGTGCTGGTGATCAGGCGACGGAATCGCTCGCACGCCTGCAAGCCGCGACGGGGTCCTTCGGTGCAGCCGAGAAGGTCTATCAGAACCTCTATGCCCTATCGCAGCAGACGGGTGTGGCCATTAGCGAAAGCGCCAATGCCTTTGCCCGCTTTGCCATCGCGGCGCGCGAGATTGGCGCGACCAATGATCAGGTGCTGGCCCTGGTGCGCACCGTGCAACAGGCCGGGATCATCGCCGGTGCCAGCACGGCGGAAACCTCCGCCACCGTCATGCAGCTTGGCCAGGCGCTGGCCTCGGGCCGCTTGCAGGGCGATGAGCTGCGCTCGGTGCTGGAGAACATGCCGACCCTTGCAGAAGCCCTGGCGCGCGAACTGGGCGCCAGCGTTGGCGAACTCCGCAAGATGGGCGAGGCAGGGAAGCTCACCGCCGATGTGGTGATGCCAGCGCTGATCCGTGCCGGGCAATCGCTCAATGCCGAGTTCGAGAAAATGCCCCCCACCATGGGAAGGGCTTTCTCCATCCTGGGCGAGGCCATGTCGCGCTTTGCCGGCGATCTGGATCGCGCGCTTGGGCTTTCCCAGGGCATTGCACGCGCGGCACAGGCGGCGGCAGCGGCGGTCAACCAGGGCCGCGTGGCGGTCGGGCTTGGCACGCCGATGGAACAAGCCAGCGCAGGCTATGACCGTAACCGGGATCGGCTGGCGGTGCTGGACCAGCAGATCGCCAATGCCGAGGCCGCCCTTGCAGAGACCGCCATGCCCGGCGGCACGCGTGGCATCATGCGGCGCAATCTGGAAAACCTGCGTGGGGAGCGCGAGGCCGCGCTGCGCGAGCTACAAACCTTCATCACGCGGCGCAGCCAATTGGAGCGCGAGGCACAGGAAGCTGGCGAGGCGGAATCCTACACCGCCGGCCAGCGTGCCATCATCGCCGGACGCCGTGCCGATCAGGCGCGGCTTGAGGAATTGTATAAGGCGCTCGACAAGGAACGCGGCGTGCGCGCCGAGCACGCCGAACGCGTGCAGCAGATTGACGCCCTGGCCGCGCGTGGTGCGATTGAGGGCGAGGAAGCGTCCCGGCTGCGTGCTGCCGCCGATAAGGACCGTGACGAGGCACTGGCAAGGCTTGCCGACCGCACCGAGACCACCCGCGCAGCAACGGAACGCCTGACCGAGGCCGACCGCGCCTATCAGCGCCTGGTGGAACGCGGCACGTCGCTGGTGGAAGGTGCTGCGACTGAGCAGGAGAAATACGCCGAGCAGGTCAAGGCGCTGGACGCCGCGCTGGCGGCAGCGCGCATCACGCAGGACCAGTATAACCGCACCCTATCGCAGCTTGACCCTGCCGCTCGGGCCGCGCGTGAGGCTTCGGCCAAGGCCGAGCAAGAAGCCCAGCAATTCGCGGAACGGTCGCGCAATGCATTGGCCTCGATCGGGGAGAATGCGCTGGATCGGATTGGCAATGGGCTGGTGAATGCCTTTGCCATGGGGGGCAAGGCAGCGCTGGATTTCCAGTCTCTCATGCGATCGGTCGTGGCCAGCATTGCGGTGGATCTCGCCAAGCTCGCCGTTGTTGCACCCATCAGCAATGCAATCTTTGGCGCGCAACGGCCAACGCTGATGGGGGCGTTATCAGGTGGCCCCACGGCCACTGGCGCGCAGCAAGCGGCGTCCCCTGCGGCCACTGCTGGCATCATTCAAACCTTCGGCTTGAATGGGCTTTCCTCCTTTGGCTTGGGTGGCGGCGGTGGCGCCTTTAGCGGATTGGGCAACGCGCTGGGGCTGAGTGGCGCGGGAGGTTTGCTGTCCACGCCGCTCTGGACCACCAGCGCGGGGTCCATGGCCACCACCGCTTTGCCTGCTGGCATGTCGGGGCCTGTGTTGCCGGCCTCGGCGCTGGGCGAGATGGGCATGGGGGCGACCTTCGGTAATCTGCTCGGCGGGGCTGGCGCTGGCTTTGCAGCCGGCAGCCTGACCAGTTCCATCGTGGGCGGTGCGCGCGGCACGGTTGGTCCAAGCGGGACCATCGGCGCCGGTAGCGGCGCTGTCATTGGCGCCGTGATTGGGTCGATCATTCCCGGCATCGGTACCTTGATCGGCGGGCTGATCGGCGGTGCGATTGGTGGCGGCGCGGGCGCCATGTTCGGCCCGACCCGTGGTGGCATGGCGTCGCGTTCGGGCGGCGATGTGTTTCTTGGCGTGGATGATGCCGGCCTGCTCACCATCAGTGGTGCGCGCGGTAAGCGCTGGGACCAAGCGGGCGCGGTTGCCGAGGTGCAGCAGCAGCTTGACGCGATCAATCGCGCGATTGGCGCAAGGGGGCTGACTTTCGCCGCTCCTGGTCAAGCGGCGGTCGGCTTTGGCCAGGCCTCGGGCTCGCCACGCGAACTATCCATGACAGCGTTGGTCGGGCAGTTGCGCAGCGACAACGCCAATCAGATGACTGCCTTTGGCACGCTGGCCGGGCGCGGTGGTAATTTGGAGGAAGCGCTTTCCGCCGCGGATTTCGTGACCCAGGTATTTGAGCCGCTCGGCCGCGCAGTGGAAAAATCCAGCGCTTTCAAATCCGCCATGGAAGCGCTGACCAAAACCTATGACGACGCTATCACCAAGGCCAAGGACCTAGGCCTGTCCGAGGCCGACCTGAATTCCCAGCGTGCCGAGCGTATCGCTAAGCTGGAAGCCGACCGCGCGCGGGATTTGGATATCATTGACCGCACGCTTGGCATTCGCCGCATGGCCTTGAATGGCGATGGCCGTGGCGTGGCGCTCGGCCAATTCGACCTGCGGGCCGAAACTGAAATGCGCGCCTTTCGCGAGCAGCTATTCCAGCTTGGGCTGGAGGAGACCGGTCAGGAATACATCCGCCGTGTGGTAGCATTGGAACAGACCATCGCTGATGAGCGACTGGCGGTCATGCGCGAATTCGACCGACAGGCGGAAGCATTGGCGGCCCAGATGCGCGGCATCGCGCGCAGTCTGTTGGAAAACCTGACCATGAGCGATCTGGGCGGTCTGCCATTGGAGGCTCGCTATGGCGCGGCCCTGGCCTCGCTTTCGGCGGCGCAAGCCCCGCTCCTTGATGGTGCCACGCCCGAAGAACTCGCGGAATTCTCCCGCGTGGCGCAGATCGCGCTGCCGATTGCCAAGGACTTCCTCGGCATCTCCTCAGGCTTTGCTGAACTGGTCGCCGATGTCGCGCGCACGCTCCGCAATGCCGCGCCAGGCAGCGACCCTGCCAATCTTGGCGCCTTGCTTGAGGCGCAAGTCGCAGGCGCAGATCGCCTGGAATTGGCGGTGATCGCGACCGGCAATGCGCAGACGGAAGTGCTGCGCAACCTGCTCTCCGAACTACGCCGCCTGACTGCCCAGAACGAAGCCATCCTGGCTCGCGCCAGCACATGACGGGGTGACCCATGCCAATCATCGCCTATCGCGCCAAGCAAAGCACTGAAACCGCCGGCACCGGCACGCTGGTCCTCAGCCCCGCCGCCAGCAATGCGCGTAGCTTTCAGGCAACCTTCGGCGCCGCCACACGGCGAATTCAATACTGCATCCAATGGAGCACAGGGTTCGAGATCGGCTATGGCGATTTCGATGGCGGCTCACCGGGGGCGCTGACGCGCGCCACGATCCTTGCCTCTTCCAATGCCGGGGGGCTGGTGTCACTGCCCGCGGGTACCAAGGATGTCTTTTGCGTGGTGGATCCTGCCGCGCGGGAAGTGATTGCCATTTCTGGCACGGCGAACCTGGCGCTGGCGGATCTTGGCAATACGGTGGTGTTCTCGGGCGCTGCTGCTGCGACGCTGAACCTGCCGGCGGTCACGACGGTGGCGCAGGGCGCCGGCTGGCTGGTGCTGAATTTGGGCAGCGCGGCGCTCACCCTGGACGCCAATGCCAGTGAGACCATCAATGGCAAGGCCAGCATCGCGCTACCACCAGGGATGACAGCAAATATCCTGCGCAGTGGTGCCGGATGGGTGGCGGGGATATTCGGCCATGGGCGATTGATCGGCGAATATGTCCAGGTCGCCGGCGCCAACCTGCCGCCCTTTTGTGTCTGGCCGAATGGGCAGAACCTGTCGCGCAGCACCTACGCGACGCTGTTTGCTGCGATCGGCACCACCTATGGCGCGGGGGATGGCAGTACCAGTTTTGGCACGCCGGATGTTCGGGGGCGCGCCTTGTTTGGTCTCGATAATCTGGGCGGCACCGCCGCCAGCAGGATTACCAGCGGCGTATCAGGCATCAATGCCGCCGCGCTTGGCAATGCGGGCGGTGATCAGCGCATCGGCACGCATGGTCATGCGGCATCGCAGGCGGCGCATAATCACACCGCCTCCACCGATACGCGTGGCGGTGCGGGCAGTATTTACGGGCTGCGCTATACGGATCTACGCGGTGCCAATGGGATTTTCACCTTTGCCGCCGGGGGCAATAGCTGGGATGCGAATAACGGGCAGTCCAATACCTGGTCCGCCAGCCTTGATACGACCCATGCGCACAACGTCACCATCGGCAATGCCACGCCTGCCATTACAGTGAATGATTTCGCGGGTGGCGCATCAGCCAATATGCCGCCTGCGCTGATTTGTAGCGTGGCGCTTTTCGCGGGGGCGTGACGTCAAGCTGGCGTGCAACATGGCGTGCCAACCCATAAGACAATCTCATTCAGCAGGGACAAGCCAATGAGCGACAGCAACGTACAGGATTCTATTGCGGGTAGTATGGAATACCCCGAGAAGGCATCGGAAACACGCCCATCATTTCGTATCCCCGCCGAGGCAATCGAAGCCTTTGGCCCCGATCTCGCTGATCGTGTCGCATCCCATGCCGCCGCGTTGGAAGCGCATCGGTTCAGTGTCGGAGAACCGCGACCGGTGGAACATCCGCTGGTGGAGGCCATTCTCACCGCGGGCGGCCTGGATGCCATTGAGATTATTCCCACACCAGCGCCGCCGGAAGCAGAGCCTGCTCCTGTGGTGGAAACGCTGCCATCAAAGCCAGCGCCACCATCGGGCGACATCACCAAGCTTCACCTAGTTGAGGTATTAGGCGCCGCTGGCAAGCTGCGCGAAGCCATGGCGGTGCTCAAGCTTGATGCACCTATTGCCGATCTCACCGATGCAGAATTGCTGCTGCGTGAGCGCTGGCTTGCTGCGCAACGCCTGGATCTGCTTTCGCCCGAAGTGGCGCCGCTGCTGCAGGCGATCGGCATTGAGCCCGGTAGCCTGACCCCATGATTGCATCTGATGCGCCCGCCATGGATGCGCCGGCCTGCCTTGGCACCAGCATGTCCAATGCCGCGCTGGCAACGCGGCCCGCGCTACTGCTCGGCGGCCAGCCAGGCGCGGCAGTACTGGCGCTGGAAATCACCACGCGTGCAGAAGGTGTGCCACCACCACCAACGCCATTGCCCTGAGATCGAATAGAATTTCAACATCCACCGGGGGCGCTTTGGTCTATGATGGGTTTTGAAGCGCCCGGCATGCTGGCGCCGGCCTTTCTGCCGGAGGCATTTGTCTCGCCGCAGAATATCGCGACACTGCGCTTGGCCTCGGCGGCTTTCTATTCCGCCGCGAGTGATACCCCGGCACGCGCCTACTACGAGCCACGCATTCTGGATGATATCGAAATCGGCCAATCCGCCGCCGATGCGCTGGCGGTAGGTGGCAGGGTGGCGCTGACGGTCTCCGAAATCGCGCTGGCGGATGGGGACAATTTCGCTGGCGACCTTGCGCGCTATGGTCTGGCGGATGGCAGGGCAGTGAGGGTGCTGTTGCTCCCGGTAGTGAATGGGCGGGCGAGTGATTTTGGCACCAGCCTGGCCAGCGCGGCGGTGCCCTTTGTCGGCGTGCTGCGCAGCATTGACCGCACCAGTGATTTCTCCGCCCGGCTGGCGCTGGGCGATGTGACGGAACGCATGGCGACCCCTTTGCAGCCGGTGTTGTATCAGGGGACAGGCGGGGCCGAGGGCGGCAGCGAATTGAAGGGCCGCCCGAAGCCAGTGACGCTTGGGCAGGTGTTCAATATCGCGCCGGTGTTTCTCGGCAATCTTGATCTCGGCGCCGGCAGTCTGCCGACCTATCAATCGCATTGGCGAGAGATCGCTGGGCATGACGCCATTCGCATACGCGGTGTGGCACAGGCCATCATCACCATTGGCACGCCGCTGATTGGGCAGGCGCGGGATTATCCGGCGCTCGGGCTATTCCAGCTTGGTGCATCGCCGGATGGTGATGTCACCGCCGATCTGCGCGGCGATAGCGTGCCGATTTATGTGAACAGCACCGCCGCCATTCTGCGCCGCGTGCTGGAAAGCCTTGGGTTGGCTTATGATGTCGCCGATTTCGATAGCACCGCCTGGGGTTTTGCCGAGGCTGATCTGCCTGGCATTGTCGGCTTTCACCAGGGTGCCACTGCCACGACCACGCTTGCAGCAGCCGAGCAGATCCTGGCGGGCTCAGGCGCCATCCTGGCAGCCGGGCGGGGCGGCAAGCTGCGCTTGGCGGATCCTCTGGCGAGCGATGCGCCGCAATTCGACCTGCCCGCGGAATGCATACTGACCTGTGAGCCCTTGGCCTTGCCGGCGAGCCTGCGCCCACTCCCGCGCGCCATTGCGGTACGCTGGGGGTTGAACCATGCGCCGCTGTCCAACATGGCGGGTAGTGTCGCAGCCGCCGATCGGCAGCGGCTTTCACAGGCAGGTAGTTTTGCCCGGGCAGAGAGCAGCGTGATCACTTCGCGCGTGGCACAGCAGCGCGAAATGACCTTCCCCGCCACCTATTGGACTGAGGCCGAGGCTTTGGCGCGGGCCGAGAAATGGCGCGCCGTGCTGGAAGCCGGGCCGCGCATGCTGCGCGTGGTGACGGATCGCTACCTCGGGCAGGTCGAAATCGGCCAGATCGGGCGCGTCACCTATCCAGCCTTTGGGTTTCAGAACGGCTTTGTTGGTGTGGTCGTCGGCTGGCGAGAGAGGCTTTTGGCACGGCGCGTTGAAATCACACTATGGGGGGCGGGCTGATGCCGGGGGCGTTTCTATATGACAATGTGGCCAAGCGCGCTGTGCTGACCAGCGCGCAGGCCAATGTGCTCAGCATGCCGCTTGCCAACCTGCAGGACGCGCAGCCGCGGCGGCGGGCGCGGTTGAATGCGGCCAGCGCAACAATCGATGTGGATCTGCTGGCTGCCCTGCCGGTGGATTGCATGGCGCTGCTTTCCACCACGCTCAGCGCGAATGCCACCATCCGGGTGCGGCTGGCCAATGTGAGCAGCTTTGCGACGGTGCTGGCTGACACCAGCATCATCAATGCCGGGGCGCAGGATGAAAGCCAGGGGAATGTTGTGCTGGTGCTGCCGGCGCCTATTACGGCACGGTATCTCCGGATTGACCTTACCGATGGCGCGGCGGCGTTTATGGACGTCGGCTTGCTAGTGGCGGGGCAGCTATGGCGGCTGCAACGCGGCACCGCGTATGGCATTCGCGAGGGGAGGGTGATGCTCGACCGGCGGGACCGGAATCCATACACCGGGGCTGAATTCCCCGTGCCGGCGATCGTCAATCCGCGCTTTGCGGCTTTCACCTTGCCGGCGCTGTCGGTTGCCGAGGCACGCAATCAGCATCGCGACCTGCTGCGTCGGCTTGGCGCGTCGGGCGATGCGCTGTGGATTGCCGAACTCGGCGACAGCCTCGCAGAGCGCAATCGCCGCGCCATTTGGGGGGCGGTTAATGCGCCGGGGGAAGAAGCCAGCGCCAGCAGGGATAGTTTTCCGTTCACGGAACGGGCGGTCAGGATGGTGGAGAGGATCTGAGTAAATGCCTCCAGCCCCCAAGGGATATCGCTGCAGGCTCATCTTCACGCTCCTTGGGATTACCATGAGCCAGAAATCTTCCGTACTCAAATCGCCAGGTTGGTCT